CGTTGAACGGGTCAAAGCGACGGTCACGGTTTGACAGGGTGACACTGGCTGAGCCGTCGGCTTGGAGCGTCCAGTCGTCGGGTACGCCACGGCTGGTGCTGAAGCCACGGCAGTAGGCGGTCACGTCTGTCCACGTGGGCGACACGACATAGGGGCCGTCGTTGAATGCGATTTCAACTATGGGCGTGGGGTATGGCATTAGCGCCCACCGTTTCGACGCTCAAAGTTGTTCAGCACGTTGTACACCTGTCGACCAATTTCTATTGGGTCACCGATACCGGTTTGTACCGTGATGTTTACACCTGAGCCTGAGCCGCGTATTCCGCGCAACGAGCCGGGGTTGATTTGTGTGTCAATCGTGCCAAATGTTGGGACGCTGATTGGCGACACATCCTTACGGCCCGGTATCAGGTTAAACAACGGTGAGCCTGAACCGTAATACAACCCTTTACCAAGGTTGTTGATGAAATTAGCAATACCGTTAAGGCTGTTGGCTAGGTCGTTAATTTGTTGCCCTGCTGCGTTAAGTTGCCCGTTTTCGTCATAAAGCAAAGTGGACAAGATGAACTTAAGTTCTTCCATTGCACCAGCGACTCCGTCACGCCCGAACGCGTCAGCAATTTGGATGCCGTAGTCAGCCAGCCGCTTAAGGTACGGCAGCACTGCCTGCCCCAGCGACTCCTTTAACTCGTCAATGGTGATACGAAAGCGCGCCATCGTGCCTTCGAAGGTTTGAGCATTTTCTAACGCTGATCCGCTGAAACGCTTTTCAAGGTCTTTCTGAATGTCGTTGAAGTCCATTGCCTTGAGCGCGGCTTTGTCGTAGCCGACACCCAACCGACCGATAGCGGTATTGGAACCGTCAAAACTTTTTGACAACGCCTCGACAACATTTTTTAACGGTTTGCCTGTGGCCGCACTCACGTCGAGTGCCGTTTTCAGAATGCGTTGGGCCTGCTCAAAGTCTTTGGTGCTGCGAATAATTCGGGCATACGCAGGACGAAGCTCGTCGTCGGCCACGCCAGTGGCGCGCTGAGTGACGTCAATAAAGTCTTCGACCGATGCGATTTGAGCGTCGGTGGCTTTAGTAGATGCTCGAATAGAAGCGGCTAACTGCTTTTGGCTTTTCTCGTCGTCGGCCGCCATTTTGGCAAAACCCAACAAAGCCTGCCCAGCCTGAAACGCAGCTGTACCCAACGCAGCAAACGCGGCAACGCCAGCCACCGCGCCAGCCTTGAGTACAAACTTGGCTTTGTCCGAAGCGGTCTCAAGTTGCTTAAAAGACTTAATGGCTTTCTGTACGCCATCGCCAGCAAACGTCGTTGAAATGGGTATAGACAGCATTAGTTCAGTTCTTTCTCTACACGCTTAATGACGCTCAAAATAGATCTACGCAATTCGTCCTCGAACTCTGGGCGCGCCCTGTAAACGGCAGGCCCGATAATGCGTGTGCGACCGGGAGCCAATTGACCAAGGGAACGCTCAAGGCTGTTGTCGGTGCGTCGACCAGCAGTCTCAAAAATGGCTGCGGCTTGGTCTTTTTGGACGATGGAAATCGTGTTGTTAGTACGGCGATCTGTGTCCACTTTGACCTGCACACCGCGCTGGGCTTTAGCGACTGTAAACGGAAACAACTGACGGCCGTTCTGTGACCATTTGCGCGACATGCCCGACAGCGGAACCTTGGTGTAGCCACGACGCACGTTATCGACAGCGGGTTTGGCGATACGGCGAGCGTCAGCCACAAACTGTTTACGAAGGCCCGGCTCAATCTTGTTGAGCGAACGGATGGCGTCACGCAAGCCGACAAGTTCCATGTCTGCTTTGTATGGCATTAGCCCTCCTTTGTGTCTTCGGCTGCCTTTAGCACTGTCACCAGTGTGTCTAGGTCAAATGGTATGTCAGGAGGCCAATACCCTGTGCGAACCAGCAAAAGAGCTAGAGCGTAGTTGTATGTGCCTCGGTCGTAGGGTTTACAGGTTCGTTGTCCACCACTTCAATGTTTTCAAGGCGCTTCACGTATTCGTCAAACACGAGCGGCACTGGAATGTTCTGTTGTTTACAGCATTCCCACGCCATAAACGCAAGATCCTCAACACCGATGCCGTCGCCCAGCTGTGAAGCCTTGCGCTTAAACTTGCGTTCCCACGCGACGATTACGCCAAGGTTTGTGGTGACTGTGTAAACGCTTTCGCGTTCAGTGACAGCAAGTGTCATTTTCATGTGTTTCTCCCTAAGTGGTTAATCAGGTGATGTCGCGAGCCCAAGTGCCACCGACAAAGTTGGCGGTCACTGTAGCCATTTCACCGACAGTCGAGTTGATTGGTGTGAAGTTTGCAAGCATTGCGTTGGTGATGGTGTATTCAGGGTTAGACGCAGACTCGGTTGTGCCCGATGGGCTAATCACGAGCTGTGTGGTGCCGAGACCGACCATCGCTGCAAGCGCTGTTTCCACTTCCGAAGTAGCGCCAGTGCCACCGTAGGAAAGGAAGAAAGTGATGCTTACGTCAACGGATTGGAGACCCGGTGCGAACTTGTGGCCCGTATCACCGAAGGCTGTGATCTCAAGTGAGTCAGAGCCGATGGTGAGTGTGCATTGGTTCGCTTGGTCAGACAAGTCATAGGTGGTGCCACCCTGAGTGATGTTGATTGTCGCGTTGGACAGGAAGGTTGTTGTAGCCATTTTGGCTCCTTTTAGTTAGTCGCAAGACCGGGTCGAAGATCAGTAACCGCTATGGCGCTGTTCATGATTTGGTCTGCGATGGTCATTAAATAATCGCCTGCGTCTTGGTTCCCAGGGGGCGGGGCCAACACACGCAGGCGCAGCTCAATGTCGCCCACGTTGTATGTAAACGCGGACACAGTGGGCAATTCAATAAGAACGGAAAGCGGGCGGGCGTTACGCGGATCTGTAATCGGTACAAGACCAAGCCCAGTAAGCGCTGTTTTGCAGGCGTTTACAGCCTCATACAGGATGCCCGACGATGACACTACGCAACCTGCGCCCTGCCACAGCCAAGAAGCTGCATGATGCGACCAAGTGTTGCCGACGGTGACGCGCCAATAGCCATCGAGTCAAACGACGCAAATGAGTCCACTGATCCGCGTTCACGGTAAAGCGTTGCGGCGTACATCGTCGCGCCGAGTTTCACATCGGCACTAGGCACAGTGGTCATCGAGTCGATGTAGCCAGCTTCGCGACGCTTGCGGTAACACCACGCGTTAGAAGCGTTTACGCAAACAGTCACGAAAGCGGTGTCGTTAGCGGTGGCGGTGTCAATACCCAGCCAAGAAGTCACGTCTGCAGCCACAATCCAAGACACCGACTGTGTATACGTCAATGTCCCGGACTCGGCCTCATAAGCAACGTCGGCTCCGCTGTTTACATAGATGATTTGATTAGCGCGCGGTATGTCATAGTCAAAAACTAGATACCCTTCGTCATCGACACCATCTAGGTAATACGGTTCGGTTGAGACAACTGTGGCTGTGGCGTTGAAACCAGCAATGGCTACAGCTGCAACCGTGACCGTATCACCCGTCTGCACTTCGGCGTCGGTAAGGGTCTGGACAGCCGCGTAGTTGTCTACGCGTCGCACGTGCGTAATAGTGCTTACTGCCATCTCAGACCCTCTCCCGAACTACTCAGTTACTAGGCAATTGTCGCGCGAACGAACTTTGTCGAGTCGATCATTAACGCTGCGAAATAGCCACGCATGGCCAGTGTGCGCGAGAGCGTTGATGGGCTTTCAATGGTCATGGTTCCCTTGACCTGCTCGAACAGCTCGTATCCAGTTGCGTCGCCAACAATAAGAGTGTCGGCTGCAAAGTTGCGGTCAACGACCACAGACAAACCGAAAGCGTTGCCGCCGTACTGGTTTACACCAAGGTTGCCGTAGGCGTTCATTGGGCCAACTTGTGGGAACAATGGACGGTCTGCGGTGTCGCTCAATGCGATCAAGTCTTGCCATACGTTTGGCGAAACAAACAGGTGGCCGGGCAGGTTGCCGTTAGATGACGACAAGATGGTGGCGGCTGCTTCTGCTACCCAAGAAACCCAGTATGCAGGGTCTGCAATGGATGCTGCTGCAAAAGCCTGTGTTACGGATGCGCCCGAACGAAGCGTGTCTGCTGCGTAGTTGTCGGTTGCGTTTGCGTAGATACGGCCCATGTCGTCAAGAACGACCTGCAAGATTGCTGGGTCTGTCCAGTCAATGTCGGCTTCCGAGATGTTTACATATCCACCGAAGATTTGCTTGGTTACTTGGTTGTTGAAAACGACCATGGTGCCTGCGGTTGGTGACTGTTCTGCAATGGATGCGCCGATGCTGACGTGTGTGGTCACTTCTGGACGGATGAACACTTTGCCACCGCCGGGCATTGCCTTAAGACCGACTGCGTCAATGACGGGGCGACGGCCAATGAAGTTGTTGTAAACAGGAGCAACAATTGGTGTTGGCAGAATGCCGGGTGTGTCGGTTGTGACAATGTCGGGTGCAGCTGCTTTGAGTGCTTCTGACATTGCGCGCCACTGATCGCCACCTGCTACTGCTGCGGCGATATATTCGGCTGCTGTTGGGAGTGCAACATTCTTTTTCGCCTGAGCGAACACGATTGGTGCGGTCGGAACGATTTCAGCCGAAGCCTCAACCGCTGGGGTTTCTTGTGACATGGTTTCCTCCTCAGGAATGTCATTGGGTTGTGGTTCGACAACTTCTTCACCTTCTTCAGGTTGGGAAGCAGCGATTTCTGTGATGACAGCGTCCGCAAATGCGGGCTGTGCAACAAGACTGATTTCGACAAGATTTGCCTGAGACACGACCATGGTGCCTGACTTATCAAACTTGTATTTGACCGGTACAGCACCAACGCTGACCGAGTCGTACGCGCCAGCCTTCACCAGTTCAATGGCTTCGTCGGCGGCGCGGGTCTTAGCAAACTTGGCTGTAAACAACAAGCCTTCGTCGGCCTCAACAATCTCGGTGACAACACCACGCAACTGCGTCATGTCGTGACCTTCGAGCAACTTAGGTGCCTTAGCGTTGACGTCAAATGCGCCACGCTTAAAGGCAACGCGTTCACCGCTGGACACGGTCGCAGGCGTGTCCCAAGGTACAGCCACACCCGTAATGGTTCGGGGGCTTTCCTCACCTGCAGCCGCGTCAAGCGTGAAGGGTACAGAGACAAACTCAATCATAA